CGTGGTGATTTAAGCCATATTGCCATTGACGAAGCATACGGACTAGACCTTTATAATCGTTTAAGTGAAGCAGGATATAATGCTCAGGTTGTTCCGTTTGGTGGAAAATCCGATGAGAGTGTTTATTTGAATAATCGTGCCGAAATGTACTGTAATATGAAGAAACAATTTGAAGAATTTGGCATGATTGGCTTGAATGACGATTTAAAGCGAGAGTTAAATTGTACGAAATACATACTAAGTAATACAAACAAGATACAAATTATTCCAAAATCCGAAATAAAGCTGGTTTTAGGACATTCTCCTGACACCGCTGACGCATTGGCATTAACTTATATTCAACCAATTATACCAAGACAAGCATTGGATATAAGTTATAGACAAGATTGCGAAGATATGAAAGATTTGTAGACAAGTTTATACATATAGTAGTGAATGCCCACTTACAATGGCATATAAAGGAGAGCCGATATGGCAATAGAAAACGAAGAAAAAGAAAGTGTTGTGAATGATGGAGCTGCAATTCCTGAATCCACGAACGCTGCCGGTGAAAATGTTGGAACAGAAGAAAGTGTTGCAGCACCTTCCAATGACCAAACAGAAGTAGCGAATGAAGATGTTAGTAAAGGCGCTGACATAGTTGAGAAACCTGTAAAGACAGGACCTACGGAACTTGAGAAAGCAACCTATTCTTTCCACAAACAGTTTGCTAGACAAAATAAAAAGCATGCTGCGGAAATTGCGGAATTTAAGAAGATTGTTGCGGACCTTCAAGACCGAGTAAACAATCCTGACAAATACAGACCAAAATATAGAGATGATTTCAACACTGCTGACGAATACATTGATTATCGTTCAAAACAACAGTTTGAAGCATTGATGGCAAAACAGAGAGAAGAAGCGGAATTAGCAGCAAAGAAAAAGAGTGATGAAGATGCTATGTTCACTTATTACAAAGAACGAGCAACGAAGAACTTAAATAATTTGTTCAAAACCGACGAAGAAAAATCTCAGTATCGTGAAGCCTTCCAAATAGCACAAGAAACAGAATTGTTGGATAAAATTGATAACGATGAAAGAGTAGCAAGTTATTTAATGAGACGTCCCTATGGTCCTGCTATTTTAATGGAACTTGTTAATAATCAGGAATCTCAGTCTCGTTTGTTTGATGACCCTTATATGACTTCCGATGAACGAATGGATGAATTAAAGGACATTGAGCGAGATGTAATCAAAAAGTATGAAGCCAAGAAGGCTATGGCTATTGAACAAGTTAAGCAAGTTCAAGAACCACCAAAAGTAATTGGTAAACCAGGTGTAGATACAATCGCAAAGAAAAACATCTGGGATGACCCAAAATCATTGGAAGCATTTTTGGATTCACGCAGATAAACAAACATTCACAAACAAATTCTTTTAAAGAGGTTTAATTATGGCTAATGAATTTAGCAACAATGCGAAAACCAAAGTAATCGCACAAGAAATTTATGACAACATGCCTTATTTGAAGAAGGCAAAATCTTACATTCCACAGGAACAGATGGTTGGTAAGAAATATGGTAATACTTACACTGTTTACATTCCTGATCCAGGTAAATCTCGTATTGCCAAGGCTTCCGATGGAAGAAATGGTCTTTCCGCTCAGGTAGAAGAAATCAAAGAAATCGTTTATCCAATTTCTCTTGAAGCAGGTTTGAATGATGTAGAACTTGACGAATGGGAAAAATTGGGTGATATTGAATCCTTCTCCGACCAGATTGCTATTCCTCGCGGTCGCTCTATTGGTCAGACCATTGAACAGTATGCAGTAGATAAGACTGTATTCAAAGCTGCTCAGGCCGTTGTTGGTACAAAGTCTTTGGCTACATTGGCTAAGGCTAATGGTAAGTTGAAGAAAGCTGGTGCCGCTGGTTCCAAGGTCACTTACATTGACCCAGTAGTTGGTCATGATATTGCCGCTGTTGCTGCTGGTCAGATTAAGAATGACGAAATTGTAAACAAACTCTATAAAGACGCTGCTATTGGTACATTTGCTGGTGTTCCAGTTGTAGAAGAACAGTTCATGCCTGTTGTAGAAGCTGGTAATGATACATTCTCCGTCACAGTAACCACTGGTGAAAAGGGTTTTGAACCAATCACTTCCGGTACTCTCGTTGGTAATGCTGGTGTTCCATTCAAAGCAACTGGCTTGAAGTTGGTTGATAAGAATGGTATTCAGACAAATGAAGATTACATTGTAATTCCTGATGCCGATGGTAAGATTCCTGAATTGAGAGTTGAATTTGAAGGAATGAATGGTGGAAATGCTAACGCATGGGTTCCAACCGGTACTTCTTCTTTGACATTCACATCTATGCTTACCTCTGGTAAGACTTACGATGTTGTTCAGACTCGTACTACTGATGCTGTTGCTTATGACACATATAAGTTTGGCAATATCCCAGGTTCCGAAATGGAAACAGCTAACAAAGAAGCTCTCAAGGTACAGACTTACAAGTTTGGTAATGGTGAAACATTAACAACTATGTACCGTATTGTAGCACCTTTCGCAGTCGGTCTTCCTGAAGCCCGTTCCTGTGTACTTGCTTACATGGAAAGAGAATAATTGAATTGACCATTGTGGTCTCCTTGTAAAATGGAGTGGTATTTTGCCACTCCATTTTCTTTTTCGTATAAACTATAAATATATGAGAACCTAAATTGCTAGCGAGGTTTTAATGATTCGTATTAACAACATAATCCAAAATGCTTGCCAAAGAGTCGGCATTGTTGGCGACGGCCAACCTGTGAACGAAAACTATTCTATGGCAGCATTGAATGATTTAAAAGCAGTAATTACTGACTTAAATACACAGAACTACATTCTTGAAAATTATCAAGTTGTAGATTTTCGTTGTGGTAAAGAAATTAGATTTGCCAAGTTGCCTGATGGTTGGGTTGAATATCCAACAACAGAAGCGATGATTGCCGATATTGACAACAGAAAAGTTGACGATGTTGCTAAGGTAGGAAATGAGTTCTATTTCTTAACTTTTGGAAATGGTGGAATAACATGGCAAACAAATTATGAATTTGAACAAAAGATGAGTAAACTATGGCCTGGTTGTGTTATCACAGGTAATCTTCCTGACAGAGTGTTTGGTATGGGAAGAAAGTTGAACAGTAAGTATGTAAAGATTTATCCTGGTGATAAAGCAAAAATTGACCAGTTCCAGCCCTATGGTCTTTCTTCAATGTATTGTGTAGATACTGAACACGATAAAATCATAGTAGGTAGTACAACATATTATATTGAGTATTTCCATGTTGAATTTAATACAACAATGGTGCTTGACTATCGTATGACTTATCTTGAATCCATTGACGATTTGGATATTGACGATGTTCTTTATTACAGCTCCAAATATCAAAATCTAATTGAAGATGGTTTGTGCGTAAAACTTTGTATGCGTTATCACTATATGGATGCTCTCCCAATGTATCAGGAAGAATTTGAAACAGATAAGGGAAATATCAAAGTTATTAACGATGCTAACAGACCTGAAGTTTATGAGAATTTCTCTACGAATGGATATAATTTCTCTTATGAAAGAGGTTTAGCAGGAGATTGGTAAGATTATGGCTAAAGTAATATACAATCTCACAGGTGGCACAAATGGAACTACTTTTCCAAACATAGAAGGTAGTTCTATTTCTCGTAATATGTTCACTGATTTTAATGGCAGTGGTGACGAGAAGAAAACATTTATGCAGTCTTGCCCAGGTATTAAGTTCCTAAAACAATTAGGTGTTGACGGCAAGTGCGATGGTATGTTTGTTCCTTCCACTGGTTTAAAGACTCAGTCATTCCAACAATGTTTGTTCTTTGCGTACAAAGGAAACATTTATCGTATTACACCAAAGACATTAGACCACGAAATCATTGGTACTTATGCCATTGGAAATAGAGTAGAGTTTGCCGAATCAGGTGGTGAACGAGCTGTATTATTGTGGGTAGATGGTCAAAACATTGGTGCTTACGATTTGAAAGAAGGTCGCAGAGTAGAAATTACTTTACCAAAAAGACTTGACGAGAGAGCATATATTCAACCTTCTCACATAGCAGTAGTTAGTGGTTCTATTGTTGTAAACGATAGAGGTTCTTCTTATGTTTTCTATTCAGTTCCATATCCACTTTCACAGGACACAAGAAAAGTATTTAAAATCATTGATGGAAAAGTTCAGTACGAACAAGATAAAATAACAGTACAAATGGATGATGTTGATAGTGGTGTGTATTGTTTCCTAGACGATTATGGTGCTAGACAGTATTTCAATGCTGAATCTTCTTCTGATAAATGTATTGCTATTTCTTCTGTTGGTGCTTTGCTTACTTTGTTTGGTCCTTCTTCTATTGAATTCTGGCAACGCGGTGATAGTGCTTCATATCAAACATGGCAACGAACAAGTTATACAATTAACAAAGAACAAGGTCTTGAAGCCCCATATTCATTGGCTTCTGTGAACCATTCACAATTCTGTATTGGTACTGGTAAAGCAAATAGTAAATGCGTATTGATGATAAACGATACAAATGTTCAAAAGATCAGTCCATTATGGTTAGATAAGATTTTAAATACAAACGAAACAACTAGAATTATCGGTTGGACATATTCTTTAAACAACCATAGTTTCTATTGCTTTAGCATTGGTGAAACTTGTTATTGCTACGATATAGCAACAGGTGAATGGCATTTAAGAAGTTCAAGAAATTTCTATAATGGTAAGATTAAAAACTACATTCCACTATATGCTTGTTGGTGGGATAATATGATTATTGTTGGTTCAAGTGAAAATGGTAATTTATCACAACTTGACCCTGAATATTTCTATGAAGATTTCAATGCTACACAGAGATTGCCACTATTACGAACAAGACAAACACCTGTTATAACAAGTGATTACAAACCATTTATCATTCACGAATTATCAGTAGAATGTAATGTTGGTGCGAAAGAAGATTATGGCACACCTGCTTATGCTCTCTTACAAATGAGTAATAATGGTGGCTATACTTTCGGTAATGTAATTAAAACAAGTGTTGGTAGAAAAGGTGAATACGGAGTTCGTGCTAAATGGATGAATTTGGGTATGACCCGTCAATGTGTATTGAAATTAACTTATAGTGAACCAACAGATTTTGTAATAAATGATTCCAGTATTCGTTATACTGAATTAAACACAGGAGTATAAAATGCTAATAAACGATAAAAGTGTTATTAAAGATATACTCCAAGCGATTGCTGGAACATGGGATTTTACTAATGAAGATAATGGTTGGAAAGTCATTGAAATGGGTAAGTTAAGATTGTTCAAAAAGATTTTAACTACTGGTTCAAATGTTCTTCCAAACAAATTCTTAAACCAACGAAACGAAGTTTGTCCTGTTCTCTTGTTCACGAAAGACGGATTGAAAGGGCAAGTACTAGATTTACAACAAAATGCTATTGAAGTTCAGGAGAATAGTTTATGTGTAATTATTCAATTCTAAATGGAGGTATCTAATGGGATTAGGTGATATATTTGACCCCGGTGATGTCTTTGGATTCCAACAGGACGATAGGATTGCGAAAGCAAATGCCGCAGCTAAACAGGCTTATGATAAGTCTATGGAAACCAGTGATGCTAACAGAGCATTATACAATCAGTATTATAATAAGATGAATCAAACTTATGGTGATACTGCTGGCAAATATGGCGACTATTTGAGTGATTTGGAAAACCTTGAAGTATATGACCCAGGGCAATTCTCTTACGATAAAGATGTTAATGATTTCTATTCTAAAGCTGCTAACCAAAGAATTAACAATGCTATGAACGCAATCACAAACAGTAGAGCCAATGCTGGTAATATGTTTACAAGTGATTATGCGAATGAAATGGCTGCAAAACAACAGGCTTTGGCTAGTGAAGAATGGGATAAGGCTTATGACCGATATAATCAAGACCGTGCTATGGCATTGAACGAATTTAGTACAAATGCTAATTTAGGCAACCAGCGTTATCAAAACCAGTTCAACAAGTCTAATACTTTGTTGGGACAGGCTTCTAACGCACAAGATAATTTATCAAATGCTTATGGCAACTACATGACTAATTTGGCTTCACAAAACAATACTGATGCTCAAAACTATGCTAATTATGTTCAGGCACAAGCAGCTAATAATTTATCAAAGAAAGGTTTAATCGGTAGAATCTTAGGTTAAAAGGAGAACGAATTATGCTACCAGCAATTCTAGCAATCTTATCAATGGCTAAACAAAACCAAGAAGGACAACAGAAACAAGCACAACAGCTCGCTCAAAACATACAAACTAATCAAAATAATCAAGCTCCACAAATGACTCCAATGCAGTCCCAGCAACAGCAACCACAGCAACAAGCTGGTTTGGGCACTGCTATGAATCGTTTTGGACAAATTATGCAGCTAATGGGTAAGTAAGATATGGCTCTAACGGTTGAAGAAATAATGAGAATGAATGAACCACCTGTTCACGATGAATTAGGTAGTTTCAAACAAATTCGTATACCAGTACAACATACTGGTTCTAAGGCATTTTATTCAACAAATGAACCTGACTATCTTCAACCTCAGACCCAAAGCGAACACGATGATTTGTTAAACACTTTCTATGAGCAAAGAGTTAATTTGCCCAACTGGAAAGAAATGGGTTATGAGATTGAACAAGAGAATCCACACTATGATTCAAAAGATACTGGTTTGAGAAAAGATTTAAATGCTCAAAGTTCTGTTGTTCAAGATATTCAGTATGACCCAAACACTAACACTGCTATGGTTAAAGTGGGTAAGAAGTATTACAATTATAGTGCTACACCTGACCAACTAAAACGATTCATGACAGAAGGTTCATTGGGTCAAGGTCTAAATAGAATCAAGAGAGGTTATGGTTCTATGATGAAAACAACTTCAACTCAAATGCCAAGCGTACAAAGTATATTTGGAGGATTTTAATTATGGCAGGAATGATGAATTTGCCAAGTGTTGCAGGAGTTTTGAATTTCCAAAACTATGCGAACCAATTAAACAATGCCAATGCTGGCGTTAAGAATTTGGTTGGAATGGCTAATGATTGGGCTAAAACCATTCAAGCACAAAACAACCAAGCTGCTCAAGCACAAGCTCAAAGAGATTTCGCTGCTGAACAGAATCAAATAAACAGAGATTTCCAAGCACAACAGCAGAAAGAAAGATTTGAACACGAACTAGGTATGTTTGATAAACAACAGGAAAGACAGAACATGAATGAACGCAGAAAGTTCAATCTAGGTTTTAAAGAATCATTAACTACGCCTATTTCGGATAAATATGATGCTAATGCTATGACTATTCAGCGTCTTACTAACAAAGTAAATGAAATGAAAGAACACCCTGAATGGTTTAACTCTGATCAAGAAATGGAAACAACTATTAATACAGCTATGGATAGAATAGAAGAAGTTAATAAGGCTAACAAAGACATTTATAAAGCAAACAAATTCAAGGAAGAATTTAAAGAATTTGATAAAGACAACTTCCGTAATGCTGATGATATGTTGTATTGGTACAGTGATAACAAAGACGAAATTGACAGACTTGACCCAAGCATGGAAGCCAAAATCTATAACGCAGTATCTCGTAAACAAGCTGAACAACAGGATTGGGAGAGAGAACAGCGTGGTAAGAGACGTGGTGAAGCAAAAGACGCAGTCGGTACACAAGAAACTTTGAATAAGCATAACAAGAGAGTTAATTTCAATATGTAAGAGGTTCGCCAATGATGAATAAATTTGCTAAACACTATGACGAATTTTCAGATGTTTATGACAAACTAATTGACGCAGGGAAAATCTCTCAGGCTGATGTTGAAGCAGCAGGAAATTTGGGTGGCAAGTATTCTTACAAAGAACAAGACGAAGCAAACAAACGAATTAACACTTATATGAAATCATTTGTTAAGAAAAACGAAGGAAATGATTTCATTGAAGGAATGGTTGAGAAATATCCAGTAGTAGAAGAATTTAAGCCAGATCCAAAGAAATGGCAAGAATATGACCAGGAACAAATGGGAAGATTGGCAGAATCATTACACTATAACTGGAACAACAAAGAAGACCGCTCTACAATGATGCGTGAACTTCAAAACAATACAATTCGTGAAAATAAGAAGAAAATCTACGAAGAATATAAGAAAGAACACCCAGTTGCTTCATGGTTGAACGAAAATGTACTTGCTCCAAATGCTAGTGAACGCAGCAAGAAAGGCGATGACATTACAAACAAAGATATAGCATTAGACGCATTTAACGCAGCTAGTTTCTTGACTCCTGGTGGTGTTGGTAAAACCGCTTTACAGAAAGGTGCTTGGTTGGCAGGTGATATAGCAGCTAACGCAGCATTGGGTGTTGCCGAAGATTTGAACCAGGATAGAGAACTTGGTTTACACAATGTTGTAGCCCCAGTATTTGGTGCTGGTTTAGGACAAACTATTGCTGCTGCTCCACGATTAGCAAAACAAGTTGTGGATTGGGTAGGTAATGGTGCTGACGCAGGTAAAGTTGGTAAGGGTGTTGGTGATAAATTTGAAGATTGGTTAACTGACACATTCACAGATAAAGCCAGTAGAGCCAAAGAAACTTTGAAGAAAGAAGCAGAAATTTGGAAGAAAAAACCAACAGTTCGTACAAATGCTAGTCAAGATAGTAAGAACAAATTTTTGAATGAAGGTATTATTCCTGAACCAAATTCTTATGACAAACGATTAGCAAAAGACAAAGCATATTTTGCCGAAAATCCTGATAAGTTTATGGCAAAGAAAGAAGCAGCTTACAAAGCAGAAATGTTGAAAGACCCAAATTTCAAGACTGTTATTGACGATTATAAAAAACGAATGAATATGACTACTGCTCAAAGAGTTGGTGACAATCTTTTGAAACAAAGTGGCACAGGTCTATTCAAACAAGGTGGTAGAGCCGTCCCTTACATACAACAGAATGCTGCTCGTCATAAAGAAAGCAACCAAGAACGCAGTGATATTAACTGGTTCAAAGAAAACTATGCTAGAGATTGGTCAGCTGGTTTCGCTCCACGCGGTAGAGAAGATGAACCAATTATGAAAGCATATCGTGAATGGCAGGAAGAAAACAAACAAACTAAACCAAAATTTAGTGATATAATGAGAGGTGAATAGCGATGGCATTAGTTCCCTTATATGATTTAACCCAACAATTTCAAAACAAGAATGGTTCAATTCTTGTTGCTGGTAAGTTGTTTGTTTATTATATCGGCAGACCTGATTTAGCAACTACATGGGCTGATGACGGTGCTTCCGCTGTGAATCCAAACCCAATTCTATTAGACAACAATGGCCGTGCCCCTTGTTTCGTAGATGACAGCTATTCTTACACATTAGTAGTTTGTGATAGAAATGGTCAGGAACTATTCTCACAAGACATTACCCCAGGTGGTTCAGGTAGTGTTGGTGGCAGAGTTGTTTATCACGATGAAACATTGAGTGGAACAGGTACTGTTTCTAGTTTATTGGGTGTTGTAAACATTCCACTTGGTGTTGATGAAACAATGACCGCTTACACAGGTGTTGCCGAAGGAAAAGACGCACTTATCTTGGGTGTAAATGGTGACTGGTTCACAGACACATTTGGTTCAGCTCTTAATGACAAAGTAGATTGGAGTTCGTTCAGTGCTTGTTGTAGTGCTGTAAAAGGTGGTCTTGACAACAAACTAGATGCTTCCGCTATAAACAACTACTACACAAAAAATGAAGTTGATAACAGAACAAGTTCATTCGTAAACTATAATTTCCTAAGTGGAAACTATTATAGCAAAAACGAAACAAGTTCTCGTGAAGAATTATATTCAGCATTCCTTAGTGCTGGACAAGGTGGAGAAGGAGATAGAACTCCTTGGATTTCAGGTTCAAAGACCATTTCTTCAATGGGCTACTTACAACCAGGTCAATGGTTCCAAGTTCTTTCTTCATTTGATTTGAGTGGTGTTAAAAACCATTGTATTTGTGTAAAGGGTGGTGCTTATAATTTCCCAACTACCGCTATGTTCTATGATTGGTTGGATTTGGGTCAGTATATGCCACAGAGTTATTTTGATAACTTCATTAGTGGTTCTTATAACCCAAACATAACCAATTTGTACTCAAGTGCTGGTTGGTTGATGTACAACAAACTAGATAGTTCTGCTTTTAGTGCTTGGACTGCCGAGTATTCACACGATGACGCAGAAACCTATACAGTAGTAGGTGGACATTTCATTGACATTAGTGCTGATGACGATTTAAAACAAACTACTATTTCCGTCACAGGAGTAGATGAAGAATTACAGCTCACAAGTGGCACATTACACAACGAAATTGCTAGTGTTTCTAGTGATTTGAGTTCATTCAGTGCTTCTACTGTTTATGATTTGGGAAATAAGAAAGTAAAACAAAGCCCAATTACATTGAGTAGTGAAAACCAAGTTATTACTGCTTTGTACCAAAATTCAAATGGTGAACTTAGTGCTTCTTATGGTGAATCAGTCACTGGTGGCGATTATACTCCTTGGATTAGTGGAGCAAAAATTCTTGCTGACACTCAAACTATGACAGACAACATGCTAATACAGGTTCTTTCTTCTTTCACATTGAGTGGAAACAAGAATCATTGTATAGCAGTTAAAGGTGGTACATATCGTTTCCCAAACAAATACGAAATAGCAAGTGGCATTAACGAAACAAATACATTCCTAACAAATTCTTCTTTCAGTACATATACTGATTTGATGAATGGTTATGTTAATGATTTGTATGGGCGAGATGGATATTTAAGTGGTCGCATAAATGAATTGAGTTCTTATGCTGTGAATGTAAGTTCTACAGTAAAGAGTAATAGTGGTTTGTGGAACCAAGTTAATACAGCCGTTAATAACTATGTAACCACAAAGAGTGCTAACATTGATTTGGCAACAAGTTTGGTTATCGCTAATGAAGAACATTGGTCTGACACATATAATACTGTTGGTAATACAAGTTCTAAATGGGATGATGCATCAAACAAAGTAAGAAGCAACAGTGCTCAATGGGCAAAGAACGATGGTAATACAGCCGTAAATAACTGGGTTCAGCAGAACAGTGCCACAGTTGATATGGTAACATTGGGCTATTTGACAAACGAAGCAAACTGGAACGATACATATTATACTGTAATGACAAACTCTGCTAGCTGGTCAGGTGGTGGAAACACATTCCCAATGACAGGAAGAAATGGAACTACGGCTTATACTCACGGTGCTAATTGCTCAAGTTTCTATTTGAGTAACTCAGTTAGCAGAGGTGGTTCAGTTGTATCGTTCTATAACAACTACCTTAATTTCGCAGCTTATCCTTCAACAGATGTTAGTGCTAGTTGGTACAACATAATTAACGCAGCAAACAACAAGAATATAACTTGTTCTGCCGTTAAACTAACTACTGCTGCTAGTGAAAATAGATTCTATACAAGTGCTCTACCTAATTTGAATGAAATAACCTTTATAGCACCTTCTTATGGTCCTTATCAAACATATAGTGCTTTGATTGATGATGGTGACACTACATTCGTTGCTGAAGTTGACAGTGGTTGTTGTGTTAAGGTGGTAAGAAACTGGAACGATGACAGAAACAAAGATTGTTGGTGTGGTCTAAATCAGGAATCTTACTTCTACATAGGTTAGTTTATATGAGATACCCAAAATACAAATTAGCATTTCCAGGAAAACATGTGTGGATTTTCAATGGGAAACCCATGACTCAGTTTGATGGCTACACTCTTAATACTACTGCTATTGGAGATGGTATAGTTAGTGCTAACAAATTAAAAGGGTTCTATGGGGACAGTGCTCAAATCTTTTTGAGTGCTGCTCCACATAATTCTTTCAGTGCTTTTTCTTCACAGTATGGTACTATTGACGGAATGACATATTATTTTGGTAAACATGATGATGTTCTTTCCGCATATTTTATTGCTGAAAATATGAGAAATGTTTTGTTGGAACAAACATTAGGTGGAAGAATCAGTGCTATTCCTATGACAGGATATGATGGAACTGAAGTTATCTTATCTAATATACCAAGTTCACATTGGAATTTTAATGGATATGAAATTACTGGTGCTACATTGAGTGGCAACAAATTTTTATTCAATGGTTCTGATGTGACAGCAAGAGCATTATGGAATGAAGATGCCAAATACAACATTGTTTTAATACAAACAAATGGTGGTCGCATAAGTGCTAATAAACTAACTGGATATAGTGGAGATATTATTACTTTATCTAACACACCAAGTTCTCATTATACATTTAATTCGTATGGAATCACAGGTGCTGAATTAACTGGAAACCAATTTAGAATTGTTGGTAATGTAAGTGCTAATGCTTCTTGGATTCAAGACCAAATTTACAATGTTATTTTATCTCAAAAAGAAGGTGGTATCATTACGGCTATTCCTATGACAGGCTATGCTGGTGATGTTATAACATTTAGTTCAAACACAAGTGCTCATTACACACAAAGTGGTTATTACATTTCTCCAGGTGGTTGGATTCTTACAAATACTGCAACAATGCCAAACCAAAATTTGACAGCTGCTGGTGTATGGATTCCTGATGAGACTTACACATTGACATTACAACAAAGTGTTGGTGGTACAATCAGTGCTAACAAATTAACAGGTTTCCCAGGAGATATAATTACTTTATTTAATACTCCAAGTTCAACATATTATCTAACAAATTACTCAATAACGGGTGCTACACTAACAGGCAACCAATTTAAATTTGGTACAAGTGATGTGACAGCAGCTGGTTCATTCGCTCAGGGTATTGCAGGTCCAGTTAGATTCTCTGCTGCTGGTGAATGGACTCCTACTGCTAATGCTGATTATATTGTGGATAACATTGGTCCAGGTCCAAGAGATTTCAATGTTCAAATAGACTCATTACCTTGTATTGTAAGTTCTATGAATGTACCACAAGCATGGATTAAAAATATAAATGGTTCTTCATTCTTTATTCCTGAAGAAACTAATTATAAACCTTGTAGTTCAAACTATACATTGGGATATGGTTCTAAGTGTAATATGAGCGGTGATGTACCAATTTATTGTTGGTATGACATATCAGGAAACTCTGCTTTATCTAGTGAATCTAATTTCCGTCATGATACTGGTAGAGAAAGATTATGGATGGCTGATATTGGTTATAGAAACTTAGAGCCACATGGTCAAGTTGGTTCTCATGGTATTGGTTGGTTCACTTCTGTTGGTACTATTTCAACTATTGAATCAGTAGATGCTGATATTAAATACCACTGGAATAATGTACCTAAGATGAGTGCTAGTTTATCTGCATTCCATTGGAAAGTTAATTACAATGGTGAAAAGTATAATGTTTCTTTCAAATACAACTCAGGATATAACTGGTGGGGTGTTGATGGATATTATACTACTATTAAACCACCTCGTGTATTAACAATAAATTCTGTTGCTGGAGGAAATGTGAGTGCTTCAAGATTAACAGCTACTGATGATGAAATCATTACTTTATCACAAACTGCTAATAGTGGCTACACATTTAACAACTACAGTATTACAGGTGCTACATTAACTGGAAACCAATTCAAATTCAACGGTCAGAATGTTACAGTACAACCAAACTTTACACACAATGTTTATACTCTAACATTCCAAAATGATGGACATGGTACTGTGACCTCAAATAAAACTACTGGTTATTACAACGATACAACTACATTGACTGCTACTCCAAAACAAGGTTATTCATTTGCTTCTTACTCTATTACAGGTGGTTCTATTACGAACAACACATATAGATGGACTACTGCAAATGGTATTGTAAAACCAAATTGGACTTATACTGGTGGTGCTTTTAATCCTATTGTTATTGGCTCACAAACTGCTATGGGTGTTGACTTAGACTATGACGATGGTGGAAAAGGTATCTCTGCACTTGATATTATTGTAAATGGTGTAAACTATGGTAAGACATATTTCTATACACCTGCTGCAGCACAAAGAGTTGCTAACAAAATAAATGGTTGGCACCTTCCTGACTATAACGAATGGAGCGATTTGATTTCTAATGCTGGTGGTATGAATGATATTGGTGGTTTGAACCTTCGTTCTGTGAGTGCTTGGAGTTCTCCAGGTAGAGATGTTTATGGTATGAATATAATGCCTGTAGGTGATATAAACGATAGAGATGCTCACATGTATGTTGGTAAAAATGCTGAATACTTCACTACTACTAAATATGGAAACTATTACAAGAGTGTAGTATTTGGAAATAGCAACGGTGTTGGAGTCAATTACTTCTATTATAAAATGGGTCCTGTTCGTTTGTTCAAAGACTCCTAACGAGGTTTATAAATGGCAAACAAAATAATTTATATAAACAACAAGAAAGCAACCATAAATGGGTCTTGGCTCATGCTAGACCCAGGGTTGCGTGTTCTTACTTTACATACTGTAGGAAATGGTACCGTCACAGCAACTCAGTTAAGTGGTTATCCAGGTGAAACAGCTACTATTACTCCAACATACGAAACATACAATCGTTTCAGTGGTTATGAATTAAGTGGAGCTGGTTCTATACAAGA